CTATGTGGAGAGATGTGAAAGACAGAATGATGGAACAATGCTTTTATGTAGGAGAAAAAATAAATTAGAATTTGGTTTTTCATTAATAGAAATGATTGTATGTCTGTTTCTATTATCAATATTTTTTTTGCTCTTTCCCCGCCTACATTTCATTGAAATGGAAAATAAACAGTCGAAAGGGTTAAATGATTGGGAGTGGGATGTGTATTTAGGGCAAATACCATAAGTTATTTGGCACCTCTTGGAAGTAATTGAATCAAATCCGAAACCCGTTGGTATATAAGTTTTTAACGGGTTTCTATTCAAATATCGAAGGAAGATGGTTTGTCTGAAAAAACTGAAATGCCCCGCTTTTGCCCCGCTTTTTTTAAAAAACAAATTCTCGCCCCACATAAGCTTCATATTTGCTCTGTTCATTTTCGATTATTTTGGGTGTGACATGTGAATAAATATTAGAAGTAATTTCTATACTTTTATGCCCCAATCTTTCCTGGATATATTTCATTTCTACTCCAGCTTCTAAAAGAAGAACAGCATGAGTATGTCTTAATCCATGAACAGGAATTTTAGGTACTTCAGCATTTTTTAAAATACGATCTAAAACGTTTTTTAATGTGGAATGTGGTATCGGTTTTCCTGTAGTTGTGAACACAAAATCAAAGGTTTTATCATACTTAGCGCCAAGTTTTAGTTTACATTCATTTTGATATGTTTTAAAAGTTTTAAGTACAGAGACAAGTCTATCCGAAATAGTAATTGAACGCACAGAATCATAAGTTTTCGTTTTGCCTATTAAGTCCTTACTGTTCTTTTGTCCTGTAGGAGTATAAGCGTGATAATTTATAGTTCTATCAATGTGAATCATTTTGTTATCTAAATCAATATTTGTATCCCACTCTAATGCTGTTGCTTCACCTTTACGCATACCAGATTCCACCAAGGTATAAATTAATGTATAGTACAGAATTTTATCTTTATGGGCCGCATTCAATAATTTTGATACTTGTTCTTTTGTTAAATAGTTTTCTTTTTTTGAATGCTGATTGAAACGATCCGCAGCAATTAGAATTCTGTTCGTGAAATCTTTGTAGACCATTTCTAAATCTATAGCACGTTTAATTGCATTTGACATTGTTGAGTTTATAATTTCCACTGTTCGTTTGGAATAACCTTTGTTTATAAGGTGATTAATAAATTTTTGGTATTCAATTTTATTCATATCCGCTAATTTTATGTTTTGAAAATACGGAATGATGTGCTGATTAATATTTCTTTTATTGAGAAGATAAGTGCTTTGCCCCACTTTTCCTTTTTTATAAGTTTCAAGCCACTCAATTAAATATTCACTTAATAGAGTTTTTTTACTGTCCGCAGCCATTCCGTGAAACAACTGGCGTTCTCGTTCGTTAGCATGAAAAGTAGCTTCTTTTTTTGATTCAAATCCACCTTTACTAATTTCTTTTTTCTTACCTGTAGTTTTATCGACATATCGGATTCGATATTCCCATTTTTTGCCCCGCTTTCTGAAAGTTGCCATATGAAATCCTCCTTTATAATCGTGACATAGCACTTGATATGGGATATGTCACTGTCGAACTTAATTAGAATGATAGCATACTAACCTAATTATTGTAAAAAATATGGTTTTTAATGATATAAAAAAAAGCCCTTAATAAAGGCTTTTTAAACTATCTCATTATTTATTTCACCATAGATTTCTTCTATCTTATTCTTAGCATCTAAAAATGATTGATCACAAATAATGCCTAAATCTTTTAATTGTATTAAAGAATGATATAGTCTTTCGTGATACTCTAAACCGTTTTCATCTTCTGTAAAGTCATCATCAAGTTCATCCTGTAAACATTTTACTTTTTGTTTTATCATTGAATAAAAATTATTTTCTAAAAGTGATTCCAACTCTTTTAAAGTAAAACCTATTACATAACGTTTATTCCCAGTTTTGTTTTCACTAGCTAAACAGAGTTTCCGACGTTTTCCTTCACCGTTTGCCCACATACTTTTTCTTCCTTTTGAAAAAGTATGCATAGAAGAAAAAATCCCTAACCTTGCAGTTGCCGTTTGAAGTAAGTCATATAAGTTAGTTACTTCTCTTGAAGTTATACTTTGATTATGATTTTTAGATTCGCCTACTATTCTACCACCTGAGTATTCCATTAAAAATTGAGGGGCTACTCCTTCAACCAATTCCATAAAATGATCCAATTGATTGTCTTTCCTTCTAATATTTGCTGAAACTTCAGCAATTTCGTCAAATCTACTATATACATATGTCATTAACTCTTCTAGGGAATCTCCCTTTTCTTTGTTATTGTTCCCTTTAAATGCAACTTTGACACGCTGGATCATCTTTTTATACATATCTATATCTTCTATAGGGATAGGTTTCCAATAAAGATCATCTGGTGCACGATTGGAGTACCTATCAAATGAAACAGAATCATTATTCATAAATATTCACCTACATTACTTTAGCGTATACTTTTTTTTTATAAAATCGAACTCTAATATCTTTCTGGTTTAAATTTAACGTGGAGTCACATTCGGGACATCTCTTTCCGCTCTGTACAATAAATTCTTTCATATCTTTTAGAGTATTAAAATCAAATGCATGTACCATGTCCGAATCTGAATTATTACATAGTATGATGTATTTTGTGCCTAGAAGCGGACATTCGAATGATAAATCAATTAATAAATCAGTGATTATATTAACGTTTATTCTGGTTTTACGGTAAAGGAAGTGTGGTGAAATTGTTTCATTCGTTCTCAGCATCGTAAGTTCTTTGTTCAATTTCTCCAGCATCTGAGAGGGGAGATTGAACTTTTTGTTTATATTCATCAAATACTCGTAATACATAATCAATAACCTCCTTCTTAGTGCCGGTAGTATTTGTTTTTTTAAATGAGTAAAAATCACTTGTTTTGGTTACCTTATATGGATGTCGTTTTACTATATTATTTTGATTTTTTTCAATATATGTAATTCCTAACGAAACAATATCACCATGATTCCACATAAGTTTTACAAATTCAGCAGCATCAGCATAATTAAGGGCCTGCCCACGTGAATTTGTTTTAAATTGAGTAATTCCCTTATCTGATTCTTGTAAAAAAACTTCAAATGGAAGATGTTTAGTGATTGCTCCATAACTGTTAATAAATTCATTTTCAAATATATTTTCTAATGAGCGTTCAAATCGCAAGATGTATTCGTCATCTTCAAATGATGGATCTACCTTCTTTATATTATCTAATAAATCTGGTATGAATTTTTTTCTTATTTCTCTCATTTTTTTATCAATTTGAGGGTTATTATGGTTAAAATATTCTTCTGTTATTTCGTACAGGGAATCCACAACCCATTCAGGATCATTTGAATTAAATGAGAAAATTTGACCTTTAAAAGCTTTTAATAAAATCCAGGTTAGGTCATCCCATTCTTTTTTTGTTTCTCCACCTATTGATATTAGGTTGGCTGTTGGATGCATTAATAATACAATATGTTTGTATGTATAATCTAGAATAAAGTAAGCAAAATAAATTTCTCTGTCAAGACGTGTTGTGGAGTTATCTTTATCTTTTATTTGTAATTGAGATGGTGCCGCAAAAGTAATTACCAGTTGTTTTGATTCGTTCAGAATTTGTAAATCAACCAATTCAATAGTATTTAAAGTTTCTTTATGAATATTGTATAAAGGTGTTAATTTTGTTTGTAATTTTTTATACAGTTTTTCCAATGAATTGTTTTTGAATACCTTTTGGTCTGTAGGCTCATAAACAAAGATAGAATTATTACCTTCTAAATTACAGGAACATAACCAACTCATGAAATCTGTAAGAGGGATAAGACCGGTGAGTAGGCTATTCCATATCTCTTGATGTACCAATGCCTTCGTCCTTTTATTAGCAATTCCATACTTTATTTTTATCTTTTCTAGATGAGCACCTGAGGTTTCCTTCAATAAATTCATTAAGTTATCCTGTTGTAAATCAGTTAATTCGTTAATATTATGTAATTCCAATGTAAAACACCAACCTTTATATTTTATTTCGATGTTTAAATATATATAAATGATATTGCTTTAATATTGAATTTAAGGCAACCTAATCTAATTGAATAATAGCATGATAACCTAATTAATGTAAAAATAAAAAGAGAGAGGGATAATCCCCTCTCTCCTTCAAATTGTAAAAGAAAGAAAATTTTACAATTTGAAATTGGAAATGATTTCTTTTATTATGAAATCAAATCAAAGTATTTCATTATTCTCACCAAGGAAACGTACATAATAATCTAGTTGCTTGCAGAAGTTTTTTCTTTGATTTTCAGATAACACCCCATATGTTTTCTGAACGCCAATCAAGGTATTATGTAACATTTCATCATCCGAATTATCAATGCGACCTGTAAGCACATCTAGTGTTACATTGAAATAGGAAGCGAGGCGAAATAATGTAGTGAGATCAGGCTCAGAAAAACCATTTTCGTAATTGTTTATTTGGCTTCTACTAAGGTTTAGTTCATGAGCTAAATCTTCTTGCCTTAACGAACGACTTTTTCTTAACGTTTTTAAAGTTTCACTAAATGTCTTCATAGTACAAGTATAATTATAGACATATTGATATACTATAAATGATAGATTTATTGTCATTTATGTTATATTGATAGGAAATCTATTTAAAACTCAAAATATAATAGAACAAAAGTTCGGTTTTGTGGTAAAATATGCATAAGAGGTCATCGTACGTTATATGCAGAATTGCATATTTTATTTTAAGATGCTTGAGGATTGTTGATATATAACGATTTTAAAAGTTTCTCAACATTTTTCAGAAAATCACATGACTGAATTTCCTAATTTTTGTGATATTATGAAAATAATAAAATAACAAAACGGACGTAAAAAAGACCCATGACTGTGAAAGTGGCGCTACCAACACCCTTACACCGTCCTCCCTAATCCAGCTAGGGAAAACTCTTGTCATAAGTCTCATACATAATTATAACACACAACTTAGATATAGTGACGCGTTTTCCTTAAATGTAAAAAGTAGGGTATAACGTGTCTTTTGTTCCGGTAAGGAGGAGCAAATTAAATGAAAGTGTTACTAAGAGAATTACAAGATGATCTGTATGCTAAAGGCATTACAAATAACGAGCTTGCAAAAAAATGGGGAGTCAGCTCTGGGATAGTTTCGGATGTATTCAACGGAAAAACACAGATGCGCTTCTATTATTTGTCAAAAACATTAATTAATTTATATGAAGACCGAGAAATTCGAAGAACTAAAGTAAAAAGATACATTAGTATGACTAAGCCTAGAAGTTTGCGGGAAGCGATGGAATATTTATCTTCAAGAGGTGAATTTTCTTTACTAAAGAATGTTGTGGAAAAAGAATTAGACTCGCCTAATAAAGTGAATAGAGAGTGGGCTGGAGTATATGCATTAATTTTAAAAAGATATACTGAAAAAATTAAGCCAAAAGAATTTTACGCGATGATTGAAAGGAAAAATCGTTGCGCTAAGACTTTAGAAATGCAAATACTTACTGAATTGCTTATGTGTCAAGCGCTATACCAAAATAAAAACTATCGCTCTTTATTCGATAGACTTTCAGATGTCGAAAAGGATATTGATGATATCAAAAATAAATTTATAAGAAATAGCTTTATGATTCGGTATAAAGAAGCTTGTGGTGTTATCTCATTACAACGTGGGTATGCAGAAAAGACTAGAAATGTTTGTAAAGATATATTAGATATATATGAAAATGATGTATCCTTTTTAATTCCGTATATAACAGCAATCGGAAAGTTCGGAGAGTCTTACTTCTTTGATGACTATGAAAAAGCAAAACTTTTTTTGGAAAAAGGGATATCCTTGCTAGATACTTTTTCTGAAGTTGGATTAGTAAAGAAAAAAGAGATGTTTCAATATACCTTGAACTTTTTAAAGATGTTTCATTGGAAGGATACAGATGGACTTGAAAAAATGTTAGGTGACGCAGGGATGGCATATTTAAGATGTAGACAAGGGAGAAATGAAGAGGCTGAACAATTGTTAAAACAGATCGAAAGAAAGAATGGTAAGTTAACATCGTTTGAAACTTTCTATTTAGGATTAGCTAGAAATGATAGAGAAATATTAAAAAAATCACTTGAGATGTTTGAAGAATCAGGTAATATTTTTTATTCTAAATTACCTAAAATGTACTTGGGTATCATTTGAAAAAATGGTATAATTATCTCATAAGTGAGGTGAATCTTAGTGAAAAAAATTCTAGCTATTATTCCAGCGCTAGTGGTTGCAGGTGCATTATTGTTTAATGGTGCTGATACTTCAAAAGAAGATCAAAAACAAGTAGCTGTAGCGAAGGAACCAATCGTTTTATATTCTGAAGAACCTGGGACAGGCTGGTAAGCAGCGGTCTTAAAATATATTTTTGAATGCGATCGTCTATATGACGGTCGCATTCGTGCTTTCTGGAGAAATTCGGTTTTTATCAAAATATGATATATCCGAAACATCGTGAAATAAATCACAAACTATTATGAGGAAATCGGAGGATGTAGGGGATGAAAATAGACAATGTAGAAAGTTTAGTTATATCAGAAGTAGAAGAATTCGAAGCAAAGTTATTAGAAATCACAAAAGCGGCACATGAAGGTGATGAATATTCGCTTGAAATCGTATTAAAAATGAAACAGGCGATCGGTAGCTTATAATGCTATCAATTGCCTGTCAGTTTCATTAAGTCTTTAAATAATTTCATAATCTCTTTTTGTTTTTCTGGGTCTTTTTCTCTAAATTGAGTTATTAATTCTTCAAATTCATCTTGAGCACTTGTAATTGGGTTCTTTTCATCAGACTCTCCAAGTACATAAGCTACAGATACATTTGCTAATCTAGCCACTTTAATCGCCATCTCTTTAGATGGTCCTTTTTCAGTATTAATGTTTTCCCACATAGATATAAGAGGTTTACTTACTCCTAACGCCTCAGAAAATTCTCTTTGACTCATTTTTAAAAGTTCAGTCCTGATTTCTTTTACCCTTCGACTAATCAATTCATGATTCATTATAAAATTCTCCCTTTCTACAAAATATAGAAACTCCGTTGTTGTGTATTACTGTAGTAGTAGCACAGTAACTTTCTATATAAAATGTAACAGAAAAGTTAACTCTAAGACAACCCCCTTGAAAAAAATTAAAAACAGGGTTTACTTTAAGTTAACCCTTGTGTATAATCAAATTAACGAATTGAACAAAGGTGATGAGATGATAAGACTTAATACAGAGAAGGTGAAAGCCTTAAGAGAACAACATGGTTATAGCCAACAGCTTGTAGCTGAGTACCTAGGATACACACATAAAGGTGCTTATTCTCTACTAGAATCTGGCGATAGACAACCTAGTGTATCTAAATTAGGGATGTTAGCTAAGTTATATGAAATAAAAGTGGATGATTTACTAATAGGTTAACTAACTGTTATCTTATTTTTTTAACTAAAGGTTAACTTAAATTTAACCTTTGAAAAGGAGATATGAAAAATGATTAGTGTTCAAGTCGATGAAAAAGAAGTAAGAAATCTTTATCTTGCAAAAGTTGAAGAAATAGTTAAAGAAATCGATGCGGAGTTAGTGTATTGGGACGCTAACGAGTTAAAAAAGAGAACTTGTATGGGATGGAATACCATTCAAAAAACATTCTTTTTTGACCCTAGATTTCCGAAACACAAAGTAGGGGGTAAATGGTATTTTCCAGCTCAACAAGTAAAAGAGTTCTTGTTGCAATGGATATCCGAACAATAAGGAGGTGATTTAGTGGAAGATACAACATCGTTAGTCATATTTGCAATGTTAATCGCATGTGGTTCATGGTTGCTTTACATCACTTATGAGCCAATAAAGCAATGGGCTTGGAGTGATGTGAAACAAAATAAAAAGGCCCACGGCAATGGGTCCTTTGAAAAAAATAAGATGTTATAAGTATACCACGGAAAGTAGGGAAATAGTACATGCATTCAATTGAATATCAAGTGCTATTACCTAAAAAGTTTTGGGACTTAGCGAAAAGCAAAGATGAATTGAAACAAATGATTGAACAGTATTTCAAAATCGGTTATCCGCAGTATGAAATTCAACGGATTATCAAAAGTGGACAAGCATATGTGGCAGTTTGTACGAGGAGGTAGTTGTAGTGTCAGAAGTTAAATGGATAAAGCTTTCAACTAGTATGTTTGAGGATGAAAAAATACGTCTAATCGAAAGTATGCCTGAAGCTGATACCTTACTAATTATATGGATTAGATTATTAGCACAAGCTGGTAAAACAAATGCAAGTGGATATATTTTTCTTAGTAAAAATATTCCTTACTCAGATGAAATGCTTGCAACGCTATTTAACAGGCCAATTGCAACAGTAAGATTGGCGCTTCAAACATTTCAACAATTTGGAATGATTGAGATAACAGATGATCAGTACATTTGTATTTCGAATTGGGAAAAGCATCAAAATGTTGACGGATTAGAAAAAATTCGTGAGCAAAATCGATTACGCAAACAAAAACAGAGGGAAAAGCTTAAATTAGAGATGTCACGTGACAGTCACGAGACAATCACGCAAAGTCACGCAACAGATATAGAAGAAGAAAAAGAATTAGATAAAGAAAAAGAATTAGAAATAATTAATACATCTTTTTCTAGCGAATCAGATACAAAGGTACCAATACCTTATCAAGAAATCTTAGAATACTTAAATGAAAAAGCTGAAAAGAACTTTAACCATAAAGCAGAAAGTCACAGAAAGCTAATTAGAGCTAGGTGGAATGAAGGTTATAAAGTTGAAAACTTTAAAACAGTCATTGATAACAAGGTATCACAATGGCTTGGTAAGTTTGATAGAGAAGGGAAACCTCTTAACCAATATTTGAGACCAAGTACATTATTCGCTCAAAAACATTTTGATAATTATTTGAATGAAACGGTTAGTAAACCTCAGTCTAATCAACAACAATACGGTAATCACATAGATATCCCAGGTTTCAAGGGGAATATGCCATTTTAACGAGGTGAACAGAAGTGCAAAAAATGCAGAAATCATTTGAAAAGATAGCAGCATTAGAATTTGCAGATGAATATTGCGAAAATCATACATTTAGCAAAGGCGGACAAGTAACTGTAAAGCCTGTAAGAATGATGATTGATAAAAATGATGGTTCGATTTATTGCCCAAGATGCAAAGTGGAACAGCAGGATTCAATCCTATTCCAGCAAGCGAACAATTACTACAAGAAGATCAATAGAGAACGGCAGAAGAATCTTCTTTTTAAACATAGTGTTATCGAAAATCAGTTAATTACAGAATCAAGGCTAGAATCATATGAAACGGACTGCCTAGAAACTAAAGCAAATAAGAAAAAAGCAATAGCAATATTGGAGCGTATCAAAAAAGGTGAAACCTTAAATGTTTATATTGCAGGGATTCAAGGTGTAGGAAAAAGTCATTTAGCTTATGCAATGTTATATGAACTGGTAAGACATTATTGGGCAATCTCTGATGGTGAAGCTCTTAATGATGAATACGCATTTAAGGAAATGAAAAGTTGTTTGTTTGTAGAGATTGAAAAATTAATTCGTTTAATACAAGACTCATTTCGGAATAAAGAGTCGAAGTACACGATGGATTACTGTATTAGCTTGATGGTTGAAGCTGATTTTCTAGTTATTGATGATTTAGGTGCTGAAAGTGGTTCTATGAATAGAAATGGAGAAGCAAGCGATTTTGTCCATAAAATACTTTATGGTGTTGCTAATGGAAGGCAAGGGGCAAACAAAACAACGATTACTACATCAAATTTATCAAGTAAGCAGCTATTTCAAAAGTATGATCCGAAATTAGCGAGTAGGTTGTTAAATGGAGTATCAAAAGATGAAACGATCGTGTTTAAAACAACAACAGATAAAAGAATTTTAAATTTAGATATTGGTTTCTAAGGAGGAATAAACATGTGTGTATTATGTCATGATACAGGAATTATTCGTAAAGAAACTTATCCAGGTGTAACTATAACGGAAGGCTGTAACTGTGAAGTAGCAAAGCAGCAACAAGAAGAAAACGATAAGCGTTGGCAAGCATGGTTAATCAAATTTGAATTAATGAAACAAGAGTTGAAACGGAATCAACAACAAAAAGTAAGTTAACAAGGGGGAGCAAGGAATGAAAAACACAGGTGTTTCAAGAAAAGTGGACGAGCTAGGGCGAGTGGTAATTCCAGTAGAGTTACGCAGAACTTTAGGGATTGCTGAAGGAACAGCATTAGGCTTTCATGTTGAAGGGGAAAACATTGTTTTAAGAAAACAGGATAAGTCATGCTTTGTTACGGGTAAAGTTTCTGAATCAAACATGGAATTGCTGGATGGAAGAATGTTTCTAAGTAAAGAAGGAGCAACTGAATTACTAGGCATTCTTGAAAAGAGTGGAATCGCACATGGCTAAACAACTTAATATTTTTGATGTAGAACCGGAAATTTGTCAGTTCGATGTAATGAAGGCCAATGTTAAGAAAGGAACTGGGCGCAATACATACGCTGATGTGCGCGTCCAAGTTCCAAAGAATGCAAAGTGTACGGATGAGTTACCACGCACAACTAAACAAGATGATCGTTATGACATCTTTGAACAATATGTAATGGCAATATGGAGATTTCAAAGGGCTGTAGATAAGTTTTTTAATTGGGATACGGCTGAAGAATTGTGTAAGGCAGCAAGGGATAAAAAAGAAATAATTCCGGTACGGGTTTACTTAGGAAGTGGATTTAAACCTGATGTTGTCGAGTACATGCAGTAGTAAAAGGGAGAGGGACATATGAAAAAAATAGAAATTGATGTTAGTAGTAACAAACTTTTAATAGTGAAGGACGGAAATGTCACAGCGGTAAATCCACCAATGAGCGGATTTGGTGAGCAAGTTGCGGTTTGGGTAAACGGTAAAGTTGATCGTGTGGATACTAAGTTTACTGAAAAGATAAAATAATCACTTTTAGAAAGTAGGTTCGCTTATGAGTGTAGCAAGAAATCATGAAGCGATGAAGGAATCACGTTTAAAAATATACATCGCTTTAGAAGAAGCTAACTTCATTTGGGATGAAAGAGATGTAGTACGTTTTCGTGAAATGTGGAGTCAAGGTATGAGTTTACCGAAGATGGCCAAAGCGTTAAGGAGACACCAAGCGGAAGTTGCGCTTCTTGTAATAGATCAAGCTGATAAGTATTTAATTGAAAATCGTCCGATAGGATTAGGGATTTGCTAAATAGGAAGGGGAAATCAAAATGAAAGCAATGAAAAACAGTGTTATGGAAGTAACTAAATTAATCAGTAAATCAAAGGAAAGCCAAGCCTTAATGAACAACAATCAAATTTGTGAATTAGATCAATATCAAGAAGCGGCATTACGCACATGGAATACAAATCAGGATTTTGGTGGACGTGTTTTAAATGCAGCATTAGGACTTTCAGGAGAATCTGGTGAGGTTGCTGATATTGTAAAAAAAGCTATTTTCCATGGTCATGGATTTGATCCGGCTCATTGTCCAGGAGAAGAAGAAGGGAATACGCATAAAATCGCTTTAGAGCTGGGAGACATCTTGTACTACATTTCGATCATGTCCCACGAAATGGGATATACCCTAGAAGATATTGCTCAAATGAATATATCTAAATTAGCTAAAAGATATCCAGACGGCTTTAGTCGAGAAGCAAGTCAAGCACGTGTCGATGTAAAGTAAGACAAAATTTGAATTTTGTACAAAAGTGAGGAGGGAATGCTTATGAAGGGGTTTACAGTTAAGGTTTACTTACACGATGGACTTGTTTTTGACGGTACAATGTATGCTAAGGATAGAACGGAATTAACGGATATTATCACTAATAAGAATACGATTCAATTTAATAATGCGATTGTAAAAACTAGTAAAATCCAAATGGTTGAAATTAAAAAAGAAAACTAAACAAAAGCGTTATTTTGTACAGAAATGGGATGAAAGAGATGTCCGAATATAAAAAGCCAAAATGTGATTGTGGAGAAGAATTGGTGTATTGGACACAGCCAGTACAGACTTTAGTATACAAGATTAATAAGAGTGGTCGGAAAGCAAAAAAACCTTGTAGAAACGGAATCTTGATTGAAGGGTGTGTAGACCGACTTGTATGTGATAAGTGTGAATCCGAATACGATATTGAATTTGATGAAAAAAGTCGAGTAATTAGAGGTGGGGTTTACTCCTACTAATTTAAACAAAATAGTTATTTTGGAGGGAAAAGAGAATGAGAGAAATTAAGTTTCGTGTCTGGGATAAAGTGCACAAACAATTTCAAGAAGGAGACATCATTAGAGACTATGTTATCGGTGAGTTTGTTGATGATCCTGAATTTGAAGTAACTCAATACACAGGATTAACAGATAGATATGGCGCGGAGATTTATGAGGGGGATATATTGAGAGGCCCTAAGTATTACGAAAGTGAAGAGAGTACATCACCTGTTTACGATCAGTGGAAAGTAACGTATAAAAATTGTTCTTTTTATTTAGGGTATAGCTCAATCGAAGAAGATCTTGACTGGATTGGGAATGAGTGTGAAGTGGTTGGAAACGTTTATGAGAATCCAGAGCTATTAGAAAACTAAACAAAATTCTTATTTTGGAGGGATAGAGAGATGGAGATGAATACAGTTACAAATCATGTATTAAGTCAAATCAATGCAGAATGGCAGCAACAAGGAAATGATGCTTATGCGTTTTTAACAAACGTTCTACTTTGTCCGTTTCTATATAAACAGCTTGAAGATGAGGGGATTTTAGAAAAGCAAACAGATCAAGATGAAGAGTGGTTTGTTTTTGATCCGAATAAGTTTAATAGCATTGAGGATGGTAATTACTTTGAAATCTTAATCTATAGAGAAGAGATAGATGAGTTAATAGCATATGAATTTGAGTGATTTATAACAAAATCTTTATTTGAGAGGGGAACGAAATCGTGAAATATGATAAACAAGAATGTCCGAAATGTAGCAAGCCAGTTAAAACTTTATATAGACCATCAATGAGTCATAAAGGCCCAAATCTTTGCTATTGGTGTAATAAGAAACGTGTTAAAGAAGAAAAAGCAATGAGCGCACAAAAATAATACAAAATCTCTATTTGAAAAACGAACAAAAAGCACTACTGGATCCAGTGAAAGTTCGTGATTTAATACAAAATCGTTATTTGAAAGGGGAATGAGTAATGGCTTTTAGAACAAAGGAGACTAAGTCATATACCACTACAGTGATTTGTGATGATTGTGGAAAAGAAAGAATTTTATGCTCAACATTTGAACCCCTAGGCTTTAACGGGAAAATGAATGGAGCGCTCTCGAAGGGTTATACGTTTAAACAAGAAGGTAAGGCCTTTAAAAACTACTGTGGTGATTGCCAAAGGAAACATAAATGATTTTGTAACCAAAACGCTATTTTATTAGAAAGTGAGGTGGTGATATGAGTCTTACATTTATAGACTTATTCGCCAGGCATAGGCGGTTTTAGAATGGGTATGGAACGGGCGGGTCATAAATGCCTGGGATATGTAGAATGGGACAAGTTTGCTAGAAAATCATACGAAGCAATTCATAACACTGAAGGAGAGTGGACAGTAAATGACATTAACGATGTTAACCCAGGAGAAATCCCAGCAGCTGACGTTTGGTGTTTTGGATTTCCTTGCACCGATATATCAATCGCAGGACCGCAAAAAGGATTGTTCGGAGCAAGATCAGGATTATTTTATAAAACAATTGAACTCCTCAAAAGCCAAAAAGAAGAAGATAAACCTAAATACCTTTTCATTGAAAACGTTAAAAACTTGTTTTCAGTTAATGGAGGATGGGACTTTGCCAGAATTCTCATTAGCCTGGACGAAGCAGGGTACGATGCAGAATGGCAATTGCTCAATTCTAAAGACTTCGGAGTCCCACAAAACAGAGAAAGAGTCTTTATTATTGGACATTCTCGAAACAAATGTGGAAGAGAAGTATTTCCTATCGGAGGAAACCACAAAGAGATTGATAATGTACCAGGACAACAAATTTACGCCAATACACTCACATCAAGATACGGATCAGCATTGGGATCAGGAGCGTATATTCTTGAACGTGAACAGCATTAAGAAACCGAAAGTATTGGTGAAGGAAGCCACAAAGCAAGGATATGCAGTAGCGGAAGTAGGAGACAGCATTAATTTTTCGGTCCCGAACTCAAAAACGAGAAGGGGAAGAGTCGGAAAACAAATTGCGCAAACATTAGATACGGCATGCAATCAGGCAACATTGTTAAACGATTATCGAATCAGAAAACTAACGCCAAGAGAATGTTGGAGACTCCAGGGATTTCCTGATTGGGCGTTTGATAAAGCGAAATATTTTTCACTCGAAGAAAGCGAGAAGATATTACAAAGACATCCTAATCATAAAGGTAAGCGGAATTTCAGTCATGAGGAAAGAGTTATTAGGATTTCAAACGCGCAACTTTATAAACAGGCCGGTAACTCTGTCACGGTTAATGTAATCCATGCAATTGCTGAGAGATTAGTATAAAAATTTCATTTTGTAGAAAAGGGGAATGGATATGAATGAAGAGGTAAAAGAGCTAGTAGACAAGGTGTTATCGTACTTTCCTAAGTCGTTTGTAAACAGTGGCAATGAGTTAATATTTGAACCTAAAAACAACCTGTATTTCCGATTAGACGATGTAGAGAGCGAATTAGATTTTAAATGTAAATTGTTCGCGTGGTTATCAAGACCAATTAGTAAGGGATTGAATTCATATTGGTCAAAAAAGGTACTGAAAAGCTTTAATTGGTTATTGGGGACAAGCTTTACTAAAAAAGAAATGCGACTGATCTACACGTATTTAGGAAATGGAACGAACAAGTCATTATGTGTGCGATTTGTGAAAAACGGGTACGATTTATCATTATTGAATTCTGAAAATAAAAGAATGGCTAGAACTTTAGATGTTTTACAGGACGCGCTAGACTCATTGATGACGGAGTGCAGAAATTGGATGTATGTAGTGCCGCATACTGATCAAAGAGGATTTAGTACTGACAAAGAATACTTTTTCAATCGCGAAGACTTCAAGATGTTCAGAACACCAGATGAAGTAGGTGTAGCTGTCAAAAATGATATAGGAACATTCGAGCATTTCAGCTACAGTGAATTTTTATCATTCTTTAAGCGTAAATAAAAGAGCAGCTAGCAAAAGCCAACTGCTCATCTCCAAGGGGGAACAAGGAGAAAGTAACTTAATGGGTTGTCTACAGTATTGACGGAATATTGAGTTTTATTCAGGGGAGGAATAGAAAATGAGTAAAGAAAAGCAATTAAAAGAGACGATTGAATCATGGTTAAATAGCGTGGATGTAGAAGACATAGAAAGTTTTCAATCGGTTGTTAGAGAAATTGAAGATGTTTTAAATATTTACATTGAAAATATGTAGGGGGTAGAGGGAAATGAAAGTAGTACAGTGGTTAGCCTTCATTTATTGGTCCATTACTGGAATTATGATGTTTTTCGGATATGAGCCAGCGCTAGGGTTACTAATAGCATCTTGTTTTATTTCAGCACTTTTCTTTCTTGATGGTGCTACAAGATAAATTCGAACAAAATAATCCTCTTGTAGAAAAGGAGAAATTCATATGAAGAAACTAACTTTTAAAATACTAAGTAGATTAAGAATCATTAATAAGAAGCTAGAAACCATAATAAACCTATCTCGAAAAGAAGATGAAGTGACTGTTGATTTAGGACAGATAATTGTTACTGGAACACCTCAAAACATCACTGTTTTTATGACAGAAGTGACTAATTTTAAAGTGAATGAAAAATAAATATCGTCCGGCTAGAAAACTAGAGGACACCAATTCATTAAAGCAGCAATTAAAGCTGTTTTAGGAATGGGTGTCCTTTTTATTTTGAAAAGGGAGATGGGGAAATGAAGGGGCTAAAGGATCAGTTACGTGAATGGAAAAAGCAATCGAATCAAGCAAAGAAGAAAAAGAAGAAGAAGAAAAAACGAAAAGAGAAATTAAGTACTCGTGACATTGAGGATTTAATGGGGATGCATAGACCTTGTTATGAACGAAGACGTGGAGCAATAAGACAAAAGTAATTTAAAAATAAAAAGGAGTGGTCTTACATGACTAAACAATTATCTTTCTTACCAAAAATTGATAGAACAGCAACACAAGAGGAATTAGAAGGTGTGTTGGAAAGCGTACGTATACATAGACAATTTGGGATGATGCGTAAAGAAATGAAAGTCACTCCGTCTTATGAAGTGCGCGAGCATGGTCCTACACATACAGTCGGAAAACCATTAGAAGATGTTGCTCTAGCAAATATCCAACAAAGTAAACGAGAAGAGTGGCTTGAAAGAATGTCAGTACGTATTGATCAGTTTCTAAATCGATTAGGGAACGGACGTGCAGGAAGTATTCAAAGAGATATTATTTATAAACGTTATTTAGAAGAAGAGGACGTATGTGATTACATGGTTTACAACGAAATAGGGATGTCAGAGCGTACTTATCGACGTTGGAAGTCTAAAGCATTTTATAAGCTTGCTTTTGCACTTGGATTAGAAGTTTACGAGACAGAAGAGATTGGAGGTAATGAATAATGAATTTTGTTCAACCGATACGTGATCCGGAGCAAATACAGCAGTTAAAAGATTATTTTAAGGAAAAGAGCTTACGTAATTACATTCTCTTCATTATGGGAATCAATACAGGCCTGAGAATCTCAGATATTTTGAAATTGAAGGTAGGAGATGTCAAAGGTAGTCATATATCTATGAGAGAAAAGAAAACAGGGAAACAGAAACGAATACAAATTACTGCAGCACTGAAAAGAGAACTTAAATGGTTTATTGAGGAAAGGGATGATAATGAGTACTTATTGCAAAGTAGACAAGGTAGAAATCGTCCAATTGGTCGTAGTATGGCATATAAGATATTAAGCGGAGCAGCGGCAGAGTTTGGACTAGATGAAATAGGAACACATACACTGAGAAAGACGTATGGGTATCATATGTACATGCAAACGAAAAACATAGCATTACTTATGGAGATATTCAATCACTCGTCAGAGAAGGTCACGTTACGTTATATAGGTGTAAACCAAGATGCAATGGATAAAGCAATGACTAGGTTTAAAATCTAAGCATTGCTTTTTCTTTTTAAATCTATACAGTTACTCATAAATTTCGTACTGTGTAACTCAAAAGAGAAAGTGAAACGAAATCAATGATATCAAGGGGTTTGGCGAAGGGGTCAGTTACACACAATACAAGATATGGGTAAGTAGATAGAAGCTGAAATTAATATATAATAGAAATTGGAGGTGAATAAACAAATGGATTACGAGAAGATAATATATGCAGTTATTGGTGCGATAGTGGGTGCGTTATTAAATCAAATTTTTACTTGGAGTAGGGAACGGCGTGGAAGAAAACGTAATAATAAAGAAAAAATTTTAAAAGAAGTTTATGCTCCTATATATCAGATATTGTCGCAGGATAAAAGTTATTTTTCGGATTATAAAGGACCGGGAAAGCTAGGGGAAATAGAGAATATTATACATAGCAATAGTGAACTAGTAGACTCTCGCTTAAGAGAAATTATTGAAGATACAAAAGCAGGTGGGCGTTTTATGGATGTAACAATAGGGAATTATAGTGGTCCTAAAGCAGCATATGATTTCGAAGAACTATTTTACTATGTTTATTCAAAGTATAATAGTTTGAGAAAAGAATTAGGGTTGCCATACGATAAATAACTGAGTATAGAACAATAATGTATAGAAAAAAGTGGCAGAGTCGTGACCGCTTTTTGGCAGGAAATGTGCCGGTTGTTTTGGAATTCACGTGATATATTTGTATTGTGAGAAGTGGCGGAAAACACAACTCACAATGTTCCTTTATAAACTATATGTTGTCTAAACGATTTCGTAATGATGGCACATAAAATCCGAAACCAGCAGATGGTAATGATTGAATGATACTGTCATTAGGGAGAGCTTTTGCTCTTCTTCCAGTTACTTAATATTGTTGATATGTATCAGCGGTTCATCATTAGGTGATTGGAATAAGGATGAAACTTCACGTACCGGAATTAAAGTACAAATTAATAATCTAAAAAAAGCATCCATTCAGGTGCTTTTTTTATTTTGGAGGAGGATGAAAGATGAAATTTAAAAGGCAATTAGAATGTATGGACAATGAGTGTCGCACCGTGATGTTTGGACATTTTTTAGATGGGATGAGATGTGTCAAATGTGGCGGACCAGCAACACCTAAACCTTATAATCCGGTTAAGAAGCGAACTGATCAAAGTACAACTAGTGAATTAGCAATTCAGGTGAATGTTGATACGACTGAAGCATTGAAACAAATGAAGGAATTAACAAACGTAGCTTATGCATGTGTGGAAGCATTTGAGAACTTGGATAAGGTTATGGGTAGGTTTACGAATAAAACTGATTCTTTATTTATAGAAGTTCCTGTTGTTTTAAATGGTAAAACGATAGCTCAAAAAGTCAGCGAATTTACCGAAATTAAAGAGAGATTTTAAACTGAGGTGATAAGAAATGAAACTAAATAAACAAGAACAAACAGTGGTTGTCGGTCATTTAATCAACATTGTTATTGGAATGGAAGTGGTTAAACGACACATTGAACCACGGAAATTAGATAAGGCTGTGGCTTTACATAATGAGATCAATGATGATATGACACCAAAACAAACAAGAGAATCGCTTATTAGTGTACTGGATAAGGCGATAGACGAATTCTTAAAACAATAAACAAAAAAAGGAAAAGCAACTCGCTTGGGGGGCGAATCACTTTTCCTGATGGCAATGTTAACTTTATTATAACAACTTGTATTTATTTGGTAAATATATAATCGGAATATTTTTTAAACTGAGGTGAGGTAATGAAAGATGATATTGAGGCTCGATTAAAAGAGTTCTATAAATTATATGAAGCGTATAAAGTAATCAGCAATTGGATTCGAGATAATTGGGAATCGATTGTGGAAATGACGAGAGCTTTCACACAATGCCTTAATTATGAATATGAACCAACAACACCTAAACAAATATATGGATATGTTAAACACAAAGTAATGAAATCCCAAGTGATGGATCGTAAGCCTAGATGTATTAGAGCAAGGACGGTTTGCTAAAAGGAGTGAGGATAGTTGGATAGCGTTTTAAACGGTAAGATTGCTGCACTTGGTCTTATGCCTATTGATAAGAAAGCATATATCAAATACCTTAAACCACTTGAAAAAGCGCACAAAAAGTCTGGAATAGATGTTAAGTATTACAAGCTATATGGTGGGAAACCTATGTTTTATTCTGTGGAATATCTCATGCAAACATCAATAAAAGAATTATTGGAAAAAGATAAATGGAGAAAGGATTTAAGTGTAAGGGGTGAGGATGAATGAGTAATATTTCAAGATGCTGTTTAGCTTGTGACTATCAAATTAAAACTTATCAAGCACCAGAAGATGAATATCAAGAAGTAACTGTTTGTCCTAAATGTAACGGTGCTTTTGTAGATATATGGAAGTTAGAAAAGTACAAACAAAATATTAATCAACTTAAAGAATGTGAACATAGATATCGATTGATGGATAGTAAAACAACACAGATACAAGCTGATAACAGACAAGTATCTATCCATATCTTAGGGAGTTTCTATTGTGAAAAATGTCTTGATATTCAATTCCGTGGACGGATTGAGGAAGGAGAAAAGAAGAGATGCAATTAACTAAACTTGAGAAAGCAATTGTTCTTGGCACAATTCTTAATTCTATTGGTGTGGATGATATTGAAGAGTATGTAGATTTAGAAACATTACCACCAATCGTTGAAGTGTTAGACGAGTTTCATAGAAACACAACACCAAAGGTAAAGAAAGAAGCGGATGTAAGTCTAATTAATAAACTAATTGATGACTTATTAAAGAGAAAAAGAAATCAAGAAGTTGTACAGTTTAGATGTGTATCATGTGGATATACAGTTCAATACACTGAGCAACAAGCTAGAACAAAAGATGGATTGCGGTGCAAACATTGTGAGCATGGTGGTGTAATGATTAGTGAAGGAATACAAAACCAAACAACAGAAGCGTAAGTTCTATGACAGTGGTGAATGGAAGAGCATACGTGAACAAGTAAAGAAGAGGGACAACTATGAATGCCAAGAGTGTAAGCGCAATGGTAGTGTTCGTGTGGACACCAATGAGTACAGTGAAAGTGCAAAGCGTAAGAAGATTCAACTCGTTGTCCATCATATAAAAGAACTGGAACATTATCCGGAACTTGCTTTAGAAATAGATAACTTAGAAACAGTCTGTGTGGATTGCCATAATAAAGAACACGGTAGAGTGTTTGTTAAAAAGATAAACAAATGGGAAAACGATGAAAAGTGGTAAAAATGATTCGATAATAATACCCCCCCTTAAAATATTTCATCAAAAATTGCTCTAAGGGGCACCGGAGGAGGGGGTTAACTGTCAGGTTTTTTTCGATTTTACGCACGTAAGGGGGGTGGGTAAATGGCTGTTAGTATTGTGAGGTTAAAAGAACAGCTTATGAATAGTATTGATATTACAGATTTAGTCGAAGTTGAAAAGGTAGAAAGATATATTGATCTTGTAAAAGCATTTAGAAAAATAAATAAAACTATTAATAAAGAAGGCGAGTCCGTAACGATAAAAAACGGTTCTCAAGTTTTTGTTAAAGCCCACCCTCTTATAAGTGAGAGGAATAAAATTAACAGTTCATTAATTGCTTTGGGAAGAGATATAAAAATTTCTCCTAAAGTTGGTGCTTCTAATTCGGGTTACAGTCCAAGTGATTTAGTATGATTAGGCAAAAATATGTAGATGAATACATTGAACTTTATAGAAGTGATAAAGTAAAGTTCAACAATGAAAGAAAACTGTTAATTGAATACCTGGAAAAATACGTTTTAAACAGAGACGACTTGTATTTTGATGATGAAATGATCGAGAAGTGTATCCGCTTTGGTGAAAAGTGGTACTTTCCATTACAATCATTTCAAAAATTCTTAATAGCATTCGTCTTTTTATTTTATAAGAAAAATGGCCGTGTATTTTATCGGAAATTCTTGTGGATGCTTGGCCGTGGCGGCGGTAAAAATGGTTTAATGACAGTTATTCTTCACTTTTTAATAAGTGAATTACATGGAATTTCTGAATATAACATTTCCGTTGTTGCGAATAGTGAAGAACAAGCAAAAACAAGCCCAGATGAAATTCATAAATGTATTAAAAGAAATGAAGTTTTACAGAGAGCTTTTAAAACAACATTAACACAAACCATTTCGAAATCGACTGGAAGTGTAGTGAAGTTTAGAACATCAAACGGAGACACAAAAGATGGTCTTCGCGATGGCGCTGTAATGTTCGATGAAGTCCATCAATATGAAAGCAATAAAGATGTCCGTGTTCACATCAGTGGTTTGGGAAAAAAGAAAAATCCGCGTGAGTTTTACATTGGTACAGATGGATATGTAAGAGATGGATTCTTAGATAAATTAAAAGAAAAGGCAATGAAAGTTTTAAAAGGTGAGGCCCGTCCCAATGCGCTGTTCCCTTTCATCTGTAAATTAAATGATGAAAAAGAAGTTGATGACATCGATAATTGGGAAATGGCGAATCCAATGTTATCTCAGCCGTTAAGTGAGTATGCTGAAGGCTTACTTGAAACAATAAAAGAAGAGTATGAGGATTTAGAGGACGATCCAAGTAACCGAGAAGAGTTCATGACTAAGCGAATGAACTTACCTGTTACAAATTTAGAACGGTCCGTTGCAAAATGGTCAGAAATTCTTGCTACAAATCGTCCATTTCCTGATTTATATGCTCAAGAATGCATAGGAGCGTTAGACTTTGCAAGTATTCGAGACTTTGCGGCATGTGGTCTATTATTTAGACAAAATGGGGAGTACATTTTTAAAACTCATTCGTTTGTTCGAAAAGAATTTGTTGATATCTATTATGGATACTCTAAAAAAGCAGGTGAGTTTAAAAAACAAAAATTTGCTCCAATAAAAGAATGGGAAGAACAAGGACTACTAACAGTTGTGGATGAACCGACTATTAATCCTCAGCACATTGTTGATTGGTTTGTAGAAATGCGTGAACAATATGGGATTAAAAAGATTATAGCTGATAACTTCAGAATGGAAGCAATAAGACCATTATTGGTAGCAGAAGGATTTGAAATAGAGGTTATACGAAACCCAAAAGCAATTCATAGTTTGTTAGCTCCACGTATTGAAATGGCGTTTGCAAATAAACAAATTATTTTTGAGGATAATCCACTAATGCGTTGGTATACGCAAAATGTGTTGGTTGTTATTAAAGCTGATGGAAATAAAATATACGAAAAGAAAGAGCCTGTTCGTCGAAAAACAGATGGGTTTCAGTGTTTTGTGCATGCTCTTTATCGGGCGGATGAGATACAAGAAGCCACTGATTTTGTTATAGGCAATATTAAATTCTAATAAAGGGGGTGATAATCATTGGATGGTTAGGTTCAGTATTTAAAAGAAATAAGGAACTGGAATTCATGTTAGATCTGGACATAATAACTGATACAGCAAACAGGCTTCATATGAAACGATTGGCAATTGATACATGCGTTTCATTTTTAGGAAGGACGATTAGTCAATCTGAATTTAGAATAAGAAATGGTAAAACATTTAAGAAGGATGTGCTTTATTATCGATTAAACGTAAGACCAAACAAGAATATGACCGCAAGTACCTTTTGGGAACGGTTTGTTCGAAAACTAATTTATGATAATGAGTGTTTAGTAATACAAGCAGATGATGGTGATTTACTTATTGCAGATGGATTTCAACATAATGAGTACGCTGTGTTTGAAGATACCTTTACGAATGTCACAGTAAAAGATTATACGTTTAAGAGAAGTTTTAAACAAAGCGAAGTTATTCATTTGAAGTATCGGAATGATAAATTAACCCCACTTATTGATGGGTTATTTGCAGATTATGGGGATTTGTTCGGCAGAATATTAAACTCTCAAAAACGTAAAAATCAAGTTCGCGGAACAGTTGATATGGATATGATTGGTGCTAAAACTGAGGAACAAATAGCAAAGTTACAAGAGTTTATAGACAACATGTATAAGTCAATTGGTTCGAAAGATATAGCTATTGTTCCACAGCAAAAAGGTATTAATTATAACGAGATATACAATGGTGTTGCAAATGGCCCAAGTGTGGAAGAAATCAATAAAGTAACAAATGGTTTCTTAAATCAAGTAGCTATGGCAATCGGTATTCCTATAGCTTTGATATATGGAGAAATGGCTGATGTAGAAAAGCAAACGAAAAATTATATGCTTTTCACAGTACGACCATTATTAAAAAAACTATCTGATGAAGCGAATGTTAAATTCTTCGAAATGAGTGAATATCTTTTGGGACAAAAAATTGAGGTTAAGGCGGTTTCCTATCAAAGTATATTTGAACTTGCGACAAGTATTGATAAACTCATTTCTTCAAGTGCATTTACAGGAAATGAAATTCGTTCGGAAGTAGATTATGAAGAGTCGGATGATCCAAACCTGAATATCCATCATATTACGAAAAACTATACAAAATTAAATGACTCTGAAGGGGGTGAGAAAGAAAATGACGGTGAAAATTGACGTGAAAGGTCCAATTATTTCTAATGATGAAGCTTGGATTTATGATTGGTTTGAAATGGATGCTGCAAGCCCGGGTAAGATTTCAAAAGCGCTTGATGATGCAAATGGAGATGACTTAGTTGTATCAATTAATAGCCCTGGTGGTTATGTACATGAAGGTTCAGAGATTTACACAGCGTTGAAAAATTATCCTGGTCATGTAGAAGTTCAAATCGTTGGATTAGCAGCAAGTGCGGCTTCTGTAATTGCGATGGCTGGTAATAAAGTGCGAATTTCACCTACAGCACAAATTATGATTCACAATGCTTCTATGTGGAATGGTGGAGATCATCGTGATATGGAAAAAGCTGCTGAAATGTTGAAAACAACTGATCGAGCAATTGTAAACGCCTATGTCATTAAAAGTGGTAAATCAGAAGAGGAACTACTTCATATGATGGCTGAAGAAACTTGGATGGGTCCACAACAAGCATTAGAAAATAATTTTGTGGATGAAATCATGTTTATAGATAATCAGGTTAAAATGACAGCGTCAGCTTCTACTGCTGCCATGCTTCCACAGAAGGTAATCGATGGCTTTAGAAATGGAACCATGAACAAAAGCCCAGGGATTACAAAAGAAGATTTAAATGCAGCATTATCAGGTTTGAAAAATGAAATTTTGAATGATTTACAAACGAATACAAATCCAAAAGAGCCTATTCAAAAGCCTGTTCATACAAAACAGAATTTGAGTACGCTCTTTTTAAATTTAGGAGGAAAATAAAATATGGTTATTAAGTTTAATAATTTCGAAGAGAAAAAACTAGCTTTTGCAAAAGCGACACAGGATGGTACAGCGGAAGAACAATCAGTAGCGTTAAATTCCATGATTGAAGCACTTGCTACAGATGTTCGTTCAGATATTTTAAATCAAGTGAATGAATCAATGGTAGATCGTTCTATTATGCAATCTCGCGGTGCTAATGTACTAACAAGTGAAGAAATGAAGTTCTTTAATGCTGTTGTTGAAGATGGTGGTTTTAAATCTACTGAAACTTTACCTAAAACAACACAAGAGAGAATTTTTGATGATTTAGTTCAAGGTCATCCGTTACTAGAGCATATCGGTTTAGAGAATTTAGGAGCCGTGACAGAATTTATTTATGGAGATTCAGAGGGTGCTGCTGTATGGGGACCTTTATTTGGTGATATTAAAGGGCAATTAAATGCTACATTCCGAAAAGAATCTATTACTCAACTGAAATTAACGGCATTTATTCCATTAGCGAATGATATGTTGAAGCTTGGTCCAGTATGGGTGGAACGATATGTTCGTACTATGATTACAGAAGCGATGTCAGTAGGTTTAGAACGTGGTTTTGTAGCTGGTACGGGTAAAAATGAACCTATTGGATTATTAAAAGACCCTAGCGGAAGTGTCACGAATGGAGTATATCCAGATAAAAAAGTTGCTGGAACTTTAACGTTTGAGCCTGGTCGCAAAACAATTAATGAATTAAAAGGCGTGGTCAAATTATTGGCTAAAAAATTAAATCCTGATGGTAAGACAGATGCAAATCGACCAAAAAATATTGCTGGTAAAGTAGTTATGGTAACAAATCCATTCGATACTTTTGATATTCAAGCAAATGCTACGATTCAAAATGCGGCAGGTGTATATGTAACGAGCTTACCTTTTAATCCAATCCCAACAGAATCTGTATTTGTACCTCAAGGACAAGTGGTTTTCTTTGTTAAAGGAGAATACATTGCAGCGATGGGTGGAACAGAGCCAATCAAAAAGTATGAAGAAACATTAGCTTTAGAAGATGCAACTGTTTATATTGCTAAACAATATGCTACAGGTAAACCAAAGGATAAATACACTTCACAAGTTTATACATTGAAACTTGAAGAAGTAACGCCACCGACACAAGGATGATGTGAATGGATAAGGTAATTTCGAATGGAGTATTACAGGAATTTAAAGATAGGATGCACTTGGGTGATGATGAAGATGATAACCTAAAGCGCATCCTTTCTACGTCTAACAAGGCGTTACTTAGGATTTGCGGGAGTTATGATTTAAATAATGACGAGGAGTTCAAAGAATTAGTCTTTGAACGCTCTCGTTATGTTTATAACGATGCATTAGAGTATTTTGACAAGAATTTTTTAAGTCAGATTAATAGTTTAGGCATCGATAAAGCATTAGAAGAAATTAAATTGGACGGTGATTAATATGCGTCCTTTTCAGTACAAAAAGCCATTGAATACAGGTGATCGTAGAAATCGAATTATCATTGAACAACCTGAAGTAATAAAAGATGAATTAAATCAAGAAGTTGAAACAGGTAATTGGCAAGAAGTAAAAAAAGCGTGGGCGATGATTAAAACGGTAAAAGGTTCGGAGTATATTGAAGCTTCGGCTTCACAGTCTACACGAATTTATCGGTTTGTTATTCCTTATACAACAGGTATTACAGAATTAATGCGAATCAATATGAAAGGGCGTATCTTTGATATTATCGAACCGCCAATGAATGATGATGAAATGTATCAAACATTGACTATTATCGCAAAGGAGCATGTTTAATATGAATGATTTTGCGAGCGAACTTGCTAGAGAATTGCAAAGATATGCAAATGTTGTAGAAGAAGAATTACTGACAGCGCAAGAAGAAGTTGCTGATGTTGCTGTGAATAAATTAAAACAAAACAGTCCTAAAAAAACAGGTGCTTATCGTAAAGGGTGGCGTAAGAAAAAAGAAGATAATGGTGTTGTTATTCATAATACTCAAGGGCAATTAACACATCTTTTAGAAAAAGGACATGCGAAAGTTGGCGGTGGACGTGTTCCGGGTCAAGTTCATATTCGTCCAGTTGAAGAGTATGTAATTAATGAATTACCAAGACAGATTGAAAGGGCGCTTGGATAATGACATTAGGTGAATTAACAAAAATTCTTGAAGCTACAGGTTATCCTGTAGCTTATTCTCATTTTACAGCAACGCCGACCAAGCCAGTTCCAGCGCCACCTTATATATGTTTCCTTGTGGATGGATCAGCAAATTTAATGGCTGATAACAAGGTGTATCACAAGATAGACGATGCAAATATTGAGCTTTATACAACTAAAAAAGACTTAGTTGCAGAAGCCAAACTTGAAAAAGTCCTAGACGATTACGAGATTCCTTATGACTCGTACGGGACTTTTATTGAATCTGAAAAAGTGTATCAAAAAATATACGGAACGAGGTTGATATAAATGAATGAAAATAAAGTAGCTTTCGGTCTGAAAAATGTCCACTATGCACTCTATGACATTAAAGATGGTGTAGTTACATTTAGTACACCGATACGATTACCAGGTGCGGTTGAATTAACATTTGATCCACGAGGGGATTTAATTGAGTTCTATGCAGATGACATGCTTTACTATGCAGCAAGTAATAATCAAGGTTATGATGGGACGCTATCTATTGCGACTATTCCAGAGCAATTTGCAGTTGATGCATTAGGAGAGGAATTAGACGCAGAAGACGGTGTATTAAATGAATTAGCTGACGCAAAAGGAAAACCATTTGCTTTATTGTTTGAATTTGATGGCGATGTACGAGCGACTCGACATGTTATGTTTAACTGTTCAGCAAGTCGTCCAACGATTGCATCTAAAACGAAAACTAATTCAGCAGAGCCAAATACAAATGAGCTTAAATTTGTATCAAGCCCTATTGATATTAATGGAAAACGTATGGTTAAAACGAAAACTACAACTAAATCAAAACAAGAAATTTATGATAATTGGTACAAAAAAGTTTATACAAAAGTACCTGCATTACCAAAAGGGGCGTAAGTGAATGGAAAAGACAATTACAATAGACGGAAAAAAAGTCAGATTAAAAGCTACAGCAGCAACAGTCAAACGCTATAAGGCTCAATTTAGACGTAATTTATTTGCAGATTTGATGGGTTTAGGGGCAATTAGTACGTTAACTTCACCAGATGGCTCACAACAACCTCTTGATATGTCTAATGTTGATTTAAGCAATGTGGATTTTGAGCTTATTTATGATTTAACTTGGTTATATGCTAAAACCGCTGATCCAAATATTCCTGATCCTATGACATGGTTAGATGAATTTGAAGAATTCCCAATTGAAGAAATTATGCCAGAGGTTATGGAGTTAGTTCAGGTCACTATGGGAGCAAAAAAAAAATAAAGAAAAATAATGGAGAGCAAGGGACATTCAGTGATGAAGAATTTACCACTGAATTGTTTCTTGCTCTTTGTTATAAAGCAAAATTAACACAAGGTGATTTAGAAGAAATGACCGTTGGTGATTGCTTTGATTACATTGCTGAATTCGCTGAGTTAGAGAATCCAGATAAAGAAAAAGTTAGAAAAGCAGGTCAAAAAGACTTCGATTTATTCTAAGAAAGGGGTGAGAAAATGGCAGGACGAATTAAAGGGATTACGATTGAAATTGGCGGTAATACTCAGCCGTTACAGAATGCTTTAAAAGATGTAAATAAACAAAGTGATGCTTTAGCTAAAGAATTAAAAGATGTCGAGCGTTTGTTAAAGTTCGATCCTGGTAATGTGGAAGCATTAGCGCAAAAACAACAGTTACTTACACAGCAGATTGAAAATACAACGCAAAAACTAGATAAGTTGAAAGCAGCGGAACAACAAGTACAAGCTCAATTTCAAAACGGTAAAATTTCTGAAGAACAATATCGTGCATTCAGACGTGAAATTGAATTTACAGAAGGATCGCTTAATGGTCTGAAAAATAAACTCGGAAACATGAAAGCTGAGCAAGAGAATGTAGCGAGTTCTACAAGGCAATTAGAAACATTGTTTAGAGCTACAGGAAAAAGCGTTGATGATTTTGCAGGAGCATTAGGAAATCGTCTTGTGAATGCAATTCGAAATGGAACAGCTACAAGTCGTCAGTTAGAGCAAGCGATTGGAATTATTGGTCGTGAGGCATTAGGTACAGAAGCTGATATTGAAAAATTACAAAGAGCTCTTCGATCTGTGGATGCTGGAAACTCAATACGGCAAGTGCAAAATGAATTAAGAGATTTACAACAAGAAGCCGGAAGAACTGAGAAAAAGTTTGAAGGATTAAAAGTAGGGTTAGAAAATGTTATCGGTGGGTTAGCAGCTGGTGGCGGAATTGCAACCGCAATTGAAAAAGCAATGGACATGTCGAAGTTAAAAACAAAAATTGAAATAGGATTTGATGTTCCTGAGTCCTCAAAAAAATCAGTAGAGGATGCTGTGAGAGGAATTTCAGCCTATGGATTAGATGCAGAAGAAGCACTTGAGGGTGTAAGAAGACAATGGGCTTTGAATAAAAATGTTAGTGATGAAGCAAATGCTTCTTTCGTAAAGAGTGCAGCTGTTATTTCTAATGCTTATGCTGGCATTGATTTTACTGAATTAATTCAAGAAACAAATGAAATAGGTAATGAATTAGGTATTTCACAAGAAGGCGCTCTGGGTATGGCTGATGCCTTATTAAAAATGGGTTTTCCACCGGAACAATTAGATATTATTGCTGAATATGGTGGTCAGCTGACGCGGGCCGGATACAATGCTGAAGAAGTGCAAGCTATTATGGCAGCTGGGGTCGAAACAGGTACTTGGAATTAGATTATAGTTCCCTTGTATGGCGACATACAATGAAAAACTCCTTTAATTCAGTGAAACTCTCAAATGAGACAATACTGAGCGAAGCCTTTTAATTAAGGAACGTGCAACGACTAGTCGAAAGACGTAGGGTGTAAGCATATGACACTCGAAACGGGGAGCAACTCAAGTAGTTGAAGATATAGTCTAATCTATACGGTGACGTATAGCAGTTCATAGAGAACGGGCGTGGCCTTGCGAATCACGTTGAATGTAAATGATTGATAATCTCTTAGATGGTTTAAAAGAAGGGCGTATTAAAGCGGCTGAATTCGGTCAAGGTGTCGATAAAGCTATGAAAGAATCGCTTGAAGGCACAAAAATTTCAGCAGAACAAGTTGAAAAATGGGGTCAGGCAGTAGCTAAAGGTGGTAAAGATGGTTCGGCAGCAATGACTGAAATTGCACAGGCTTTATCAGAAGTTGAGGATGAAACAAAGCGTAATGAATTAGGTGTTAAGTTTTTCGGTAGATGGTGAATTGTGCCGAAGTAAAATCGCGGTATAAAGCAAAGAGGGTGCGAATCCTAATTTGAACCGAAGGCTATACAAAGTATAGTCAGGGGCAGAGCATAGAGGGTGAAAAGATATAATCCCTCCACGAGACCGCGACACTTCTTTATAAGTGAAAACGTATGCCGAGCTTGCATTAATATGAAGTGCAAGAAGTAGAGGATAAAAAGCCTTTACGATAACAAAATGACAATGTACGAAGATCAAGGACAAAACATCATTAATACTTTGCTAGGTGCGAAAGAGAAAACAGTTGATTTTGGGAAGCAACAAGATAAACTGAATGATTCTATTAAGAAAATGGATGCAAATCCAGCAGTTGAATTTCAAAAAGCGATGCAGGATTTACAAGTTGCGCTTCAGCCAGTTCTTAGTGTCATAGCGGATGTCATCTCCAAAATAGCTGAATGGGTTTCAAACAATCCAAAGTTAGCAGCCACATTAACGGCTGTTGCAATAGCTATTGGCGTAATTTCAGGTGCAATTATGGCGCTTGCTCCTATAGTTATGACAGTCATGAGCTTCTTTGGGATTGGAGCTTTAGCAGCAGCAGGACTTGTTGCTATCGTTCCTATTATTATCGCAGCTATAGTGGCTCTAGGAGTTGCTATTTATAAAAATTGGGATTCTATAAAACAGTGGACTATTGATATGTGGAATTCTATTAAAGAATATTTAATAGAACTTTGGAATGGCATCGTTCAATCCTCTAGTGAAGCATGGAATTCATTTTTAGAAACAATGCACTCATTCTTTGATCCGATAGGTCAGTTTTTTAGCGATTTATGGACAGGTATAGGCGAGATATGTAGTAATACCTGGAATTCTATTGTTGAATTCTTTTCTGGAGCTTGGGCTTCATTCACTGAAATGATGCATAGTTTCTTTGATCCGATAGGTGAATTCTTTAGTAGTTTATGGTCCGGAATTGTTGAAACGGCTTCTTCTTGGTGGTCATCTTTAGTTACAACAGCTTCTGAATTGTGGGGGGCACTCGTACAAGCTTGGCAGGAAACGTGGAATACTGTACTTACGGTCTTAGACCCTATCATTTCATTGATTTCTACGGTTCTTGAGGCTGGTTGGTTATTAATCCAAGCAGGAGTGCAAATTGCATGGGCAGCGATAAGTCAGTATATTATTCAACCAATCCAAGAAGCTTACAATTGGGTGAGTAAACAAATTGGCGAATTAGTTACATGGCTTGGTACACAATGGGAAATTGCAAAAGCGGTGGCACAAGTTGCGTGGGGATTATTTAAACAATACATCATTCAACCTGTCCTAGATACTTGGAACTTTGTAAAAGAAAAATTTAGCGATTTAATTTCTTGGTTAAGTTCGAAATGGGAACTTGCTAAATCATATACTCTTGCAGCTTGGAATTTGGTAAAAGAATATGTTATTCAACCTGTTCAAGACTTGTGGAATACAACCAAGCAAAAACTTTCAGATTTGGCTAATTGGATATTATCAAACTGGGAAACTATAAAATCCTATACGCTAACAGCTTGGAATTTGACAAAGAAATACGTGATTGATCCAGTAACTGAAGCTTACAATTCAGCCAAACAAAAATTTACTGATTTATATAATTCAGCGAAAGAAAAATTTGATTCCGTAAAGAATGCTGCACAAGAAAAATTCGAAGCAGCTAAACGCTTTATAATTGATCCAATTAAAGATGCAGTTGACAGTGTAGAAAAATTTATTGGGAAGATTAAGAGCTTCTTTAGTGATTTGAAGTTAAAGATTCCTAAACCTGAAATGCCACCACTTCCACACTTTAGCTTGCAAACTAGTACGAAAAATATTTTAGGGAAGGATGTTACGTTCCCTTCTGGACTTAATATAGATTGGCGTGCAAAAGGTGGTATCTTCACTAAACCGACTATATTTGGAATGAATGGTGGGAACTTGCAAGGTGCAGGTGAAGCTGGAAAAGAAGCGGTTTTACCTTTAAATAAAAAGACACTTGGAGATATTGGCGCAGGAATCGTAGCAGCCATGCCAAGACAACAATTTGCTATATCAGGAGAAATAAATCAATTAATGGACGATATGAGCCGTATGATGGCTAGTTCCGCAAGCCAATTAGCAGGATTAAAGACCGTCATGAGTGGTGTGTATGGAAGTATGTCAAACAGCAGACAAGCCATGACAAATAGTGTATCAAATCAAGTAATTAATAATTCTTTCGGATCATCTGGAGGCGGAGTAATTCCAATGCTTGGTGGCGATTTAGTTGTGGAAGTCCCTGTTGTTTTAGAAGGGCGAGATGTAGCGCGTGGTACTTATCGATATACAACCGAGTATCAAGAAAGAGAAGAAAAGAGAAACTCAGACTTTTAGGTTTGGGTTTCTTTTATTTTATAAAGAAATGAGGTGTCAAAATGAGCTCTTTCAAATTTAACAATGAACGTAAAATTTATATTCAAATTGCAAAAGGTTGGAAAAGACCAACTTGGGCACCATTGAAACGGAATTTCCTAAGTACCCCAGGATATCCAGGGGCGAGGTTATTAAATACACAAACAGAAATGCGTGTTTTATCAATTCCTGTAGGAATCATAGTTCCTGATGATGCAGATTTAGAAATGGTAAAAGAAGAAATTGCAAGTTGGTTAATAACGGATCAACCAGTAGAGCTTATTTTTGATGTAGAACCAAATAGAACATATTTAGCGGTTGTGGATGATAGTTTTGATCTAGATGAATTTGTAACACTTGGAATAGGAACTCTTACGTTCATTTGCCCAATGCCATATAAGTTAGGTCCTATACAAAGTAAAACCCTTGCTATTGAGAACAGTGATTTAAAGTCTAACTTTATTAACAAAGGATCTGTAGAGTCTAATCCAATTATTGATATAACTGTAGGAGCAAAGAGTCCTTTTCTTGATGTATGGAATGGCGACGAATACTTTAGGCTAGGTTATCCAGTTCCAGTACAGACGGTTGTGGTGTCTAGAGAGGAACGTATTTTATGGGATGAAATGACTGACTTAACTAAATGGACACCGTATACTCAAAAAATCGGTTATATTCAGCCCGCAGGTAGTTTTAAAATATGGCAAGGTTACGCATTCTATGCTGAAGATTATGGTAATGGTACCGCTTGGCATGGACCTGTAATGACTAGAGCAATTCCTCAAGATGCTACTGATTTTATTTTAGATTGTCAATTCACAATACGTTCTAATAGAGTTGGTCAGATGGGTTCTGTAGCTGTATTCCTTCTAGGAGACAATGACGAAGTTATGACCATGCTAGATTTAACAGATTACTACAATACCATGCAGAACATTAACGCTAGAGTTGGTGTAGGTTGGATGGAATCTGAAGTCAATAAAGATAACTATAGAATTATCGAATCTACAGGTGGTATTCGTGAAGGGTCGTTCAATGACTTTAGAGGTCATTTGTCAATGAAACGCGAGGGCAACAAGTGGTTTGCTAAAGCATCTAAATACAGAACGAATACAGAGATTGATAACGATACTGAATTAGATTATTGGATAGACGTAAGTAATACATCAAAATATACAAGTATGAAGCCAAAGAAAATAGCTGTAGCAGTTACTAAATACGGAAATAATGATGCGATGGAAGTCGCGTTTGTTGAAGACGTTAAGTTTTACAAGATTAATCATTTCGATAAAGATGTAACACCTTATATTTTTGATATAGGAGATAAAATTCAAATAGATACAGAAAGATCATTAGTAACAATCAATGGAACAAATGCAATCGCACTAAAGGATATATTTAGTTCATTCCCTGTTATAAAAAGAGGAAAAAATGAAGTTATAATACGTCCAGCAAATGTAGGAATAGCAAAGTTAACGTATAGGGAGCGATTTAGATGAGTACACCAAGTGGAGACTTACATGTTGTTGATTTTAAAACAAATCAAATCGTTTCAGCTATACAACCAAAAGATTATTGGGATGACAAACGCCATTGGGAAATCAAGAATAATATAGATACATTAGAGTTTAGGGTGTTTGAGAATACAGATCAGGCAGCAACACTAGTACAACAAAATTTAGTATTAAAAGAAGTACGTGGTGGCAGAATCGTTCCTTATGTCATTACAGAAACGGAAAAAGATTCTAAAGATAGATCATTAATGGTTTATGCATCTGGCGAATGGATTCAGCTTGCTAAGGCAGGAATTATTGAGCCACAAAAAATAGAAAGTAAAACATTGAAACAATGTATGGAAATAGCCCTTAAAGGGACGAAGTGGAAAATAGGTAAAACGGAACATGACGGAGCACATTCAATGGTAATTGAAGAATTTACCGATCCGTTGGATTTACTTAAGAAAATCGCCGCTTCATTTGAATTAGAAATTCAATATCGTGCTGAAGTTGTTGGTTCTAAAATCGTTGGACGCTATGTGGATATGGTTCAGAAACGAGGAAGAGATACAAGAAAAGAAATAACCTTTGGTAAAGATTTAATAGGAATTAAACGTATTGAGAACTCTCAAAGTATTTGTACAGCCTTATTAGGTTTTGTAAAAAAAGAAAACGGAGAATTCATTACAATCTCATCCATAAATAAGGGAGTTCCTTATCTTGTAGATGATGCAGCTTATCAACGCTGGAATGAGAACGGAAAACATAAATTCGCTTTCTACACTCCACAAACAGACGACCAAAATATGTCTCCAGAGAGACTGTTGACTCTAATGAAAACAGAAATGGGTAAGCTTGTGAATGCTTCCGTTTCTTATGGAGTCGATGCGCAAAATATAGCAAGAATACCTGGTTTATCACATGAGGAAATCAATGAGGGAGATACAATTCGAATTATAGATGAAGGGTTTACACCTAAGCTGTATATTGAAGCGCGAGCTATTGCTGGTGATGAATCTTTTAAAGATCCTACACTAGATAACTATGTATTTGGTGATTATCGTGAAATCGTTGATCAAAATGATGAGTTGCGAAGGTTGTATCAAAAGATACTAAGCTCGTTGTATGACAAGGTTCCGCAAGAGTTATTTGATCAATTAAAAGATAAAGTAAAAGAACAAAACAAAGACATCATTGATGCTAAAGATAAAGCTGATCAGGCACAAAAAGAAAGTCAAACAGCAAAAGATTTAGCGGAAACAACACAGAAATATATAGAGCAGAACATGGTTGATATTATCGAACAACCAACAGCTCCTACTGAGAATTTACGTGATGGAAAAACTTTGTGGATAGATAGTTCTGATCCTGAAAATAAGGTCCAGAAACTTTGGAAAGGTGGTCAATGGCAAAGGGTTACTCCAGATACAGGCCCATTAAAGCAAAGTATTAAAGATGTTAAGGAAGATATTGAAACAGCAAAAACAGAATTGAATCAAAAGGTTCAAGAAGCACAAAATCAGGCGACAGGACAATTCAACGAAGTAAAGGAAAGTTTACAAGGTGTTAGTCGCACAATTTCTAATATCGAAAATAAACAAGGTGAAATTGATAAGAAAGTAACTAAGTTTGAACAGGATTCTAATGGATTTAAAACTTCTATTGAATCGTTAACAAAAAAAGATACTGAAATCAGTAATAAATTAAATACAGTCGAACAAACCGTAGAAGGCACAAAAAAGACGATTTCTGATGTGCAGCAAACAACAAGTGAGCTTAAGAAAATAACAACTGAAATTAAAGAAGAGGCTGGGAAAATCAGTGAGAAGTTAACGAGTGTAGAGACCAAAGTAAATAACACTAAAATAGGTGGACGAAATGCTGTTCTCGGCACATCAATTCCAGCTAGTTTAATTGGTAATAATACAGCGAATCAAACTTTAAGTATTTATAATTTTGCAGGTGGGGATTCTAGTTCAATTCTAAATAAGGAAATTTGTGTTTCTTTTGATTGGAAAGTTGAAGGTACAACGACACCATCGGGTTCTATGTATATGCAAGGGAGCAATCCGTGGCCTCTTATTGCATCCAAAATTACATTTTCCCCTCAAAATTTAAGCGGCAAATATTTGGGTGTAATAACGATTAGTGGTAGTGCTTTTAAGGCTGTAAACATGAGATTAGATAATTTCACAACTGGAGCAAAAATTACAGTATATAATTTTCAAATTGAAATAGGCAATAAAGCTACCGAATGGACACCAGCTCCAGAAGATCAAGTAACAACCGATGAATTCACCAAGAAAACAACAGAGATTGAAAAAAGTGTGGAGGGTGTTACAACTAAAATCTCAACCGTTCAAAAAGATCAAAATACAATGCAATCCACCTTGAATCAAGTTAAACAAACAACAGATTCTAATTCTCAAACCATTACAACGTTATCTCAAACGCAAGGTAAACAGGGAGAGGTTATTCAACAAAATACGAATGATATCACACAGTTGAATAATCAAATGAAATCTAAAGTGTCTGATACACAAATGCAGGAATATGTAGGTGGGTTAGGAAGCACGAACTTACTATTTAATGCTGCATTTGAAGACCGAGTAATAAACGCTTCCACAGGAGCTGTAACAAATACAACCCCAAGTACAACGAAATGGAGCATTGTAGGTACAGGTTCAGGGATTACTATAGTTCCTGAGAGTGCTAGGCATCATGAAGGTTACAATTCTGTCAAAATTACAGCTACCGGGCAAACTGCTAGTAAGTGGTCTGGTATCATGCAGCGGGTTCCAGCTGTACAAAATGGCGGTGATCATGTATTCTCCGCTTGGGTATACGTCCAGGATAAGAATACACTTGATAATGGTGGAGCGATTAAACTTCAATTCTTTAATGGGGCAAATGCAGTTTCAACATTTGTACAAACCGAGTTTAAAGATTTATTAGTCAACAATTCTTGGGTACTAGTATCTGTTAAAATTACTTCTCCTAACGTAGCGGTAACGCATTTACAAGGTGACATATGGGTTAGACAGAACGGTACAATTTGGGTATCTCAACCCCAATTACAAAAAGGATCTACTCGTTCTACATTCATGGAGAATCCAAAAGATTACGCCAACTATGACCAGCTTGTTGGTGAGATTGCTAAAAAAGTAGCTACTAGTGATTTCAATAATAAATTCACTCAAATGGAGACTACGATCAATCAGCAATCTCACCGAATTGACTTAAAGGCAGAAGCTACAAATGTTTACACGAAAATAGAAGCAGACGATACATTTGGAAGCAAAGCTATTGTAGAATCTCATAGTTCTCAGTTATCTGTAATGAGTAATGAAATTAGCACAAGAATTAAAGCTGGTGAAATAGCTTCCGCAATTAACCAAACAGCTCAAGCTGTATTGATTCAGGCTAGGAAAATTTATCTTGACGGATACATTGAAGCAAAACACTTAAGAGCACAAGAATTAGTAGGAGTTACTATCAAAACAGCACCACAGGGTTCTAATAGTAACCACATCCGCTTAAATGCACAGGATATGACTTTATATGGAAGTGGCGCTAATCGTGCTTATCTTGGGTTTATGGAGACAACAGATGGAAGTATTCAACCTTCACTCGTCCTTGGTTCTGACAATATTAAATACAGGGGTGCAGGAGCTTTCTATATTTATCAAGCGACTCCGCGAATCAATGGATTCGAACAACCTTCTAAAGCTTGGGCTAAATTTGGAATCTCTAAAGGAGAAAACGCTGAAGGGAACAATATATGGTCATCATATATTCAAATGCAAAATGATGGTGGTCATATGGACATATATGCAGATGGGAAGTTACGTTTAAAATGTTTGAATAATATTGAGATAGAATCTGAAGGATGGACATCTGGAGCTGGTTCCTTCAGCGTGACCACAACGGAGCCTCATGCTTTTACAAATAACTGGGGACAGTTTACTTTCAAAAGAAAAGGCAGTGACTATAAAATACATTTCTTAAACGGCGCCACCGATCATGATTTAATCATGGGTAATGCAATGATAAGGTCAAGTTTTGTACAAGGTTATAACAATGGCTTGCAGATTAAAGATATGATGGGTCAGGGATGGAAAGATATAGAATTAAGAACGCTATATGCGCAAGAGGATGCGATAGCTACTCAAAATATGTGGGCAAAAGCCTTTAAGACTACATCGGCTAGAAATATGAAAGAAAATATAAAAGATATTCCTTTCTCAGCTCTTGATAAAATCATGAGTTTGGCTATAAAACAATACAACTTTAAAGACGATATGTATGATCTGTATCAAATGCGCGTGAACAAACCAGAGGAACAAACAGAACCATATACAACAAAAGAAATTGAAACCTATTTTGGTATGATTGCAGACGATACGGATGCTATATTTACAGATAAAGAGAAGCGGGCCATTAATTTATATAATACTGTTTCTATTCTTATTGCAGCTTTCCAACAGCAGTATCATCAATTTAACGAAGAGTTAACTACTGTTAAAGGTGAGAATAAACAACTAAAAGAGCAAGTTACAAAACTAACAAACGATGTGTCCACATTAACAGAATTAGTACAAAAATTAATAGACGAGAAACCAGAGCAGCCATAAGCTGGTCTTTTTTTATTATCTAAAAAAGGAGAGGAAAAGATGGATCGTATTGATGTATTATTAAAAACCTTTATTGCCACTTTTGGTGGCTTCTGTGGGTATTTCTTGGGAGGATGGGATGCAACATTGAAAGTTCTAGTAATCATGGCAGCTATCGACTATATCACAGGAGTAGTCGCGGCAGGATACAACGGAGAGCTAAAAAGTAAAGTTGGTTTCAAAGGCATCGCCAAAAAGGTGGTGCTTTTTCTTTTGGTTGGAGTGGCGACCCAGCTAGATGTGGCACTTGGAAGTAATAGTGCTATTCGAGAAGCAACAATTTTCTTCTTCATGGGTAATGAATTACTTTCACTTTTAGAAAATGCTGGTCGAATGGGTATTCCGTTGCCACAAGCTTTAACAAATGCAGTTGAAATTTTAGGTGGTAAACAAAAACAAGAAGAGAAAAAGGGAGATGTTCAATAATGGAAATCAGAAAAAAATTAGTTGATCCAAGTAAATATAGTACAAAGTGTCCATATACAATGAATCCAGAATTTATCACAGTTCATAATACGTATAATGATGCTACAGCAGAAAATGAAGTATCTTATATGATTCGCAATGATAACCAAGTCTCGTTTCATATTGCGGTAGATGATAAAGAAGCTGTACAAGGAATTCCTTTAGAACGTAACGCTTGGCATTGCGGTGATGGTGGTGGTAACGGAAATCGTAAATCTATTGGAGTTGAAATTTGCTACTCTTTAAACGGTGGGAATCGATATTATAAAGCAGAAGATAATGCAGCTATCGTTGTAGCCCAACTCATGAAACAGTACAATATTCCAATGAGTAAAGTTCGCACACACCAATCATGGAGTGGAAAGTATTGTCCTCATCGTATGTTAGCAGAAGGACGTTGGAATAGCTTTATTGAAAGAGTCCAAAATGCGTATAACGGTGGAGGTAATAATGTACCCCAAACTCCTATTCCACCGTCATCTAGTGGGACAGGTATTGCATATATTGAGGGGAATAATGTTAACCTTCGTAAAGGACCTGGTACTGGATACGGGGTTATTCGTCAATTAGGGAAAGGAGAATGCTACCAAGTATGGGGTGAGTCAAATGGATGGCTAAACTTAGGTGGCGATCAGTGGGTATATAATGATTCATCATACATTCGTTATACAGGAGAAAATGCACCAGCACCTTCTAAACCTTCAAATGATGGCATTGGTGTAGTAACTATTACTGCTGATGTGTTACGCGTTCGTACTGGTCCAGGAACTAACTATGGTGTCGTAAAAAATGTGTACCAGAGCGAAAGATATCAGTCTTGGGGATATAGAGACGGTTGGTATAATGTTGGTGGCGACCAATGGGTTTCAGGTGAATATGTGAAGTTTGAAAAGTAAAAATAAGAGCCGTCCTAATGGGCGGCTTTTTTTAGTTTATATTCACCAATTCATCAAACTTAAACTCAGTATTTAACCCAAAAGCATCTGTACAATACACAGTTTTTAGCATTGGTTCGATATGTAATACATTTATGTACATGTCGTGCACCATTCCGTCACGATAGTATGAAATAGATATTTCCTCTTTGCTTTGCATCGAATGAATAAGACTTCGTTCAATTTGTTCCTGCATATCTTCAGATACTATTGGTTTTGGTACTTTATTTAAATCAGCCATTATTTCTCTAATTCCTGCGAACTGTTCCGGCATACTGGCAAACGGCTGCCACTTCACCATGCCGCGTCCTTTAATCTTAGGTGTTCCCCAATTTGTATTATCCATGATGATCCCCCGATTCATGCTATTTAGCCTCATTATACACGAACGTACGTTCTTTTCAAGGGTGAAAAAAAGCCTATCTTTTACGATTTGGCTCACTATTATTTCTATGTAATTAAAATTTACTTTTAGATAATGCCTTTAGTATTGGATTAACAATCCTACTGATTAAACGAAATCCTCTAAATATTGACCGGACAACCTTCACCGTATCATCCCCTTTTAATTAAATAAATCATACCAATTAATACGATATTTTAAAAGTTTGATTTTATATTATTATTTTTCTTCTTCTTCAATCCATATATCTTCCACTCGCATATCAAGGACTTTAGCAATTCGAATCGCAACTAAAAGTGTAGGTGAGCCCCCTTGGAGTAAGTTGGTCATTGTAGAATTAGCTATACCAACTTTTTTAGCTACAAAACCATAACGTAATCCTTTTTCATCTACAATTTGTTTTAAATTGCTACGTAACACATTCCCACCCCCTATATGTATATTCTTGTGAAATCATTTTTGTCCTTTTAAAAAATAAATTTAGTATGGACAGGCAATGTATTTCATTCTAGTTCATATACCTATATCAAGACCACCAGGAATACCAAGTAGAACTAAGGACACCAAGAGGGGAGAGGGTTACATGCGTTGGCAGTACAATCATCTGAACACAATTCCATATCTTCATCCTTCAAAGGAATTACGCTCGATGTACAATGAATCCAGATCAAGAGCAGAAACGGAATCAATTATGAATCACATGAAAAATCATGAAGTGTTTAATAACAGGGAGTATAAAAGATATTTCAGTTTATCCCAGGTTATTGAAGAGGATCTATACGGTGAGGAAGAAGACATTCTAAATTGGGAAACTTTAATGGATTGTTATGATGCAGTCCTTACGAGAAAAGGTATTATATTCCGTGAGAAAGAAGAGGAGGAATAGATATGACACTCGCAGGGGAAGCGGTAGTTATTTGGACAGCAACAGGTTTGTCAGTAGTTGCAATGAAGGTAGCAGAAAAAATGGGGAAGAGTGTTCCTCATTGGCTTCCACGTATTACTTTGTACACAACGCTCACGGGCTCGTTCTTATACCTTCTACGTTATGTTCTAGTTATGTTTCTATGAAGGAATACAATATGGAAGGGTGGGACAACAGAGAAGGTATAAAGAAAGACTTGTTCCGTCATATTCCAAAAGAGTGCAATGATATCCTTATAGGATATTTAAGGGGGAAATGTTTATGTTGGAGTTATTACTGGTTCCCACGGCAGCACTAACTTATGCATTAGTAAGTGATAAGTTCAAACGAAAAGATGATGATAAAAAGAAGATTCAAGTCTTTTTCGAGGTGAGTGGGATTGCTATTAAAAGGGACGATAAGTTGCATTATCCTAAGTTTCAAAAACAAATTGATGATGATCGCAGCACAACATATATTTATACTTTACCTGTAGGTATGCCAAGCAAAATTATTCAAAAAGTTGAGGACGTTGTAAGCGAGGGATTAAACAAACCTGTTCGGATCCATTACGATAATTATAAATTAAGCATTCGAGTATTTCATAAAGACATACCTAATATGTGGAGATGGTCCGAAACATTAATTGAACAAGGGAAATGGCTTGTACCTATAGGGCAAAGCTTAGAAGAATTAATTTATCATGATTTTGATAAAACACCACACATGACTTTAGGTGGTTTGACACGTATGGGGAAAACCGTTTTTCTAAAGAATGTAATGACATCTCTTATTACAGCACAATCAGACCATACTCATTTATACATTGTTGATTTAAAAGGTGGATTAGAATTCGGGCCATATCAAAATTTAAAGCAAGTTGAATCTATAGCAGAAAAGCCGATTCAAGCGTTTCAAGTTTTAAATACAATTCTTGAAAAGATGGAAGAAAAAATGTGCTATATGAAGGAAAGGCACTATACAAACGTTGTAGAAACAAATATAAAAGAACGACATTTTATCATAGTTGATGAAGGTGCTGAGCTTTGTCCAGATAAGAGTATGAGTAAAGAGCAGCAAAAGTTGTTAATTGCTTGTCAGAGAATGCTTTCTTATATAGCAAGGATTGGCGGGGCGCTTGGCTTCAGATTGATTTTTTGTACACAATATCCAACTGGAGACACATTGCCGCGACAAGTTAAGCAAAATTCAGATGCGAAGTTAGGGTTTAGATTGCCAACACAGACAGCTTCTCAAGTAGTTATAGATGAATGTGGATTGGAATCGATTAAAAGTATACCTGGGCGCGCTTTGTTTAAAACGGATAGGTTAACAGAAATTCAAGTGCCTTATATTTCTAATGAAACGATGTGGAATGTACTAAAACAATATGAGGTGGAGAAACATGAACATACAAACACACATCAAATTGAATCGTCAGATGATGATTCTGACCTCGATTAGAAAGTTGAAATTTGCTACACGTAGGCATTTAATGGCTATACATGATTTAGGGGGCATTAGAAATGCAAACCGTATATTAAAGGATTTAGGATCGTTCGTTAATAGTACAGTGTATAAAAAAGAATATGTATATTACTTAAATAAAAAAGGGCGTGCGCTATTCGATGATACAGAAAAAATAGTACCAACAATTCGACTAGCACACAGCCTTATGAGAAATGAAGCTTGGCTCTATCTGTTCTGTCCGGATGACTGGCAGATAGAAACACCTATACGTTATAAAATAGATGATAAAAAGAAGACAATTATTCCAGATGTTAAATTCCGAGATGAAGAAGGAATTTTAAATGCTGTTGAAATAGATCGCACTCAGATGATGAATGTAAATAGTGAGAAGATGAAAAGGTATGGTGAATTTACAACTTACTACAAAAATAAATATAAGGGCAAAATACCAATCGTTCATTTTTTTACCGTAACGGAATACAGACAAAAAACTTTAGAGCAGTTTGCAATGAAGAATGGCGTTTATGTGAAGGTGTATGTTGTCCCAGAATTTCAATAA